GGACAATAATACGCGTCCCACTTTTCGGAGTAAAGCGAAGGGTGGTTTTGGTCGCACTTTGGGGTCATTTGTTTTCAACATCCTTTTAGTGGAGGCCGTCCCTTATAGCTACGCCATAACCAAACATCCGTCGGATTTGACGAAAAATTTACAGATTTTGAGGGAGTCGCTTAGGTACTCGGAAAACTTTTCTTCAGACCGAAAAATCTCGTCGTCTTCATCGATCAAGTCCTCTATTGCTTCGCGCATCCATAGATGAGCTTTTTCTTTGTATTCTTGATTTAGGTCTTCGAATGTTACGTATTGGGCATCTTGAAGTTCTTCAGCTTCTTTTTTTAGTTTTTGGTACAGCTCTCTATCATCTTTACATTTTTCAAAAATCATTTTTGCCTCCTTTTAGCGGTTTAAAGATGTTTTTTTATCTTTAAAAGGTTACACAAACCGATTATTTTTTCCCATTAAAATATTTCCAAGCAACTATCGGCAGCCACTCTCCACAAATCGTCTTTTTCGGATACACTCTCTTCGCCCCCTTTTTTGAGAGGAAGGTCTTCTCGATAGCCTTCATCCGCTTATTCTCGTAAATTTCCTCATTCGTAAGTTCTCGCCCCTCGACTGCCCACACCTCTTCCCGCAGAGCGGTGGCTGCAGATAGGTAAACAAGTTGATGATATTCCCGACTATATTTAGGAAGGTCAGGCATAATCAACACCTCTTCAAGAACTTCCCATAGATAAAAGGGGGCGTTCCTTAAGACTCTCACCACGGGAAAAAAGTTGCATAAGATAGCCCACTTAGCAAATTTTGTAACGCTAAGAAAATATCGCCCTTGAGAGTCTTGAAACCGGAAATCCTCGATTCCAGCCTTCTGGAAGTGTCACCGATGAGTCATACTCGCATTTTACCCATTCTGTGGGTCTTGGTACAGGGTCTGGAACGCTTTCGAATAGAGCCAACACTTGGTGGCGTTTTGTTTTTATGCCGTATTCGCGTCTCATTTCACCTCAAACCAGTCATCAGCTTCACAGTCCTCAAGCACCATGGTATGGTAGCTATTATTGTGTAATACAACACGTCCAGAAGGTGAAAGAGCAAGATACAGATCACTTCCCTTCCACCTCTCTCGGGAAAACTTTTTCCCTTCTTTAAGGCTTTTCAACACTTCCGAAAACGTCATAAACCAACCTTTTGCTTACAGAGAGAGTCGAACTCCCAACCGCCTGATTACAAGTCAGGTGCTCTACCAGTTGAGCTATGTAAGCGGAATGATTCTCCACATTTTTTGCAGAAAAAAGTAGATGGATAATCTGCTCTTGCTGCTTCCTCGTGCCACTGATGAATACACTTCTTTTCTGAGCAAAGAGTAGAGGAAATTTCTCCACCTACATTTGCCTTTCTTCGCTTAATCGCAGTACGGATCCCTAGGATGTTGGTCAAGATAAAAGCGAGATAGAGCGCCGATTGCGCCCAAAGTTCCCTTGACCCATCTAGAAAGCACCAAAATACATTTGCACATAGCCACAAGATACTCGATACCAGCAAATTACCTCGAGCGTTGACATAGGCGCCAAACAGGCTCACGCCAGTAAAAACCCAAGGAATAAATTGAAACAAGCTCATTGAAACGCGTTCTCATTTTTGGTATACTATATGTCTTTGGATAAAAATAGGTCAAACCAGGTCAAAATGACAGCAAAAGGAACGACCCCCTTAACCTACACCGAGCGAAAGACAATTGAAGATGGGGTGCGAAAAGGCCTTTCAACGGCTCAAATTGCCTCCATCTTAAAAAGATCGGTAAATTCCATAAAAGTTGAGATAAGGATTAACGGAGGAAAGGAATCTTACAACGCTGAAAAAAGCCAAACAGCGGCTAACGGTCGCAAAAAAACAAGGCTTCAAAAAATTTCCTGGCAGCCCACCGAAGAGCAGAGAAAGTTTATCGCGGAAGCTTTGGAAAAAAAGATTCCGTTCACCAAAATTTCCGAGCACACCGGAATCCGGCGTCAGACTCTATGGAAGCTTGTTGCAAAAGAGTTCCCAACTTACCAGAAAAAGTCTTCGTGGCAACTTTACGAAAGAGTAGACCATCTAGAAAACCTTGTAGAATGCCTGCAACAACAAATTGAAATTATTTTTGACACACTTAAGGAGATGAAAGATGCAACGCACTAAAGATTACTCTATCTTTAAAAAACATCCAAACAATAGAGAAATTATTCAGTCTAATGTAGAAAAAATTAAGAAATCCATCCAGATGAGGAACCTTCTTGAATTTAGGCCCATTCTGGTTGACTCAGAGATGCGAGTCATGGACGGACAGCATAGACTCGAGGCCGCAAAACTTCTCGGTATTCCTGTCTACTACCAACGAGCGGCTTCTGAGCAAGAAGAAACGCATGAAATTATTCTACTCAACGCTTACCAAAAAGCCTGGTCCAACGAAGATTTTCTAAATTATTACACCTCAAAAGGTATTGAAAGCTATGTAAAACTTTCAAACTTTAAACAAAAAAATAACCTAAAACTTAAAGAAGCAATTGCTCTTTTAACAAGTGGTTGGAGTGGAGATTTTGGAAAAGCTTTTAAGGAAGGAAAGTTTGTTTTCCCAAACGAACAAAAGGTCCGCGAGGCCTTAACAAACCTAGATAAAATAAAAACTTTTATTTCTTTTGTTATTGAGAAAACGCCGCACAACAGGTCAATAATGGACTCCGCCGCCTTAAAAAAAGCCTTAATTTATTTCTTCAACATTCACCAAGTGAACTTTGACGTGTTTATGAAGAAGTTAGAGGTAAGGCTCGACCTTTTTAGACAATGCAACAGGGCCCAAACCTATTTAGAACTCTTTGTGGAGATCTATAACTGGAGGAATCGAGACCCTGTCGACGCGAAAGATATGTACATTTAAGCTAGTTGCCCCATAAGAAGCGATAATTTTTTGTCGCTTCTTCACAAATCTTTACGTATTGCTCGTAAGGAAGATCTGATGTCCTGCAAATATTTGCGATCATGCACTCGCACGCATAGATAGCGTTGGGGGGATCGATCCCGTTCTCCATGAAGTGCTGCTGCAAAATCTGACAGGCTTCAGCCGTCTTTTCGGGAGAGAAGACTGTTACCGCTTTTTCACCCAATTGATCCGGCCGCTCGGATTCTGCTGCGCCCAAGGGTTCTGCCTTTCCTTCGCTTTCTTCCATAACTCAAACTCCCTCTCTTCGTTGGATAGTTCTCTTAAATCTTTTCGCTCCCCAAAATGAGAATAGAGGGCGTATCTCAGAGCGTCGCACGCGTGATCATTTTTCTTCAAGGGAACGTCCTCTCCTCTTTCCCCTTTCTTGCTGTCCCAGACGTAGGATTGAATCTCTTGGATCAGGTTTTGGCACTTGTATACTATTTTTAAGTCGCCAACAGCCAACCGCATAGCAACAGATCTAATCCCGTTATCGACATCGTTTTTAGCGTCCCGAAGAACAGCGCTCCCCTTTCGTCTCAGCTCCACTTTAAAGCTTGCAGCTGATGGGTCGATGTAAACCGCTTTCGGATGAATGTCGCCTAAGAAGTCGTAAAAGTCATCTGCATACTCTGCATCAGTTTTTTGAAATCCTTCCTTTTTAGAATCAAAATAATACTCCTTTTCGACCCATATTTTGGGTTCGACAGTATCATTGAATCCAAGTAAAAGAAAACAAGTTGGGTTATGGGTTCCATAATCGACGGCTGCAATATAGTATTTGGCAAAAGCTGGAGGCTGCCCTATCACATGAATTCCTTGATCGAAGAAGTCATAAACACTTCCTTCTGCGAGGCACCATTCTCCCTCAATAAACCTCTTATACCAAAGACCCCGGTACTCTTTTTTGAGGTTTTCGATGAATTCCTTTTCCAGGGAGGGGTTATCTTCAATACGGAAGTTAAAGACCTTGATGTCGAGTTCCTCGGCTCGATCAAGGAAATCTTTTTTGAGCCAATGAAACGGGGAATCAGGGTTGGTCGTGCCAAGCAGCTTTGCCCCTTTACTCGACAAGCGGCTGAGGAGCATCTTATAGAAGCCTTCGGGAATCAAGGTGATTTCATCGACATAGGCACCGGAAAAGGTGGCGCCACGAATCTTTGACTCCGCCCTCTCGTCATTCGCTCCAATGCAGATGAGCTTTCTCCCGTGGAGCATCATCTCTTGCTTGCCAAGATAGAGGTGAACCTTCCCCTTGGTGATCTTGTCGAGCTCGGCGAAGATATTGTTTTTGATGGTGTGGATGGTACGCCCCACAATTGCGATATTGCCAGGGGGCGCCTCTTCACACATTCTTAAAAGAGCGTAAAGGGAGATGTGGGATTTGCCCGAACGGACCGACCCCACCCAGATGTTTTGACGAGCGGTTGACTCATGAAAGCTTTTTAGCTGCTTTTGGCTAAACGGCATTTGAGCTCGTAGATCTTAATTCATCAATTAGATCTTCGATCTGTGGGTCTCTTCCGTGTTTTTCTTGTGTATCCCTATCCCAGCCAAACTTGTTCCTCATCATGATCTGATAGATAGCCGCTTCAGACTTTTTAACGCCATCAACCATGTCAATTCCCCTTTGTTCCCAAGCTGCGAAAGATTTACTTTCTGCTATTTCTTTCTGTGAGGCATCAAAAACGTTTGGTTCTTTTTTGATATAAGAATCCATTGTAACGCAAGTAAGAGTGAAGTCTCCTTCTTCAAAAAACCATCCTCTTTTAGATCTTCCTGAAGCGATGTGATCGCAGTAACTTTTGTAGGCTTTTTTCTTTAGTTCGTCGGTTGTTAGCTTGGCGGCTGCTTTGTTTCCCTTTTTAAACTGTCCCTCATGTTTAACCATAAAACCTCTCTTTGTTTTCAATAAACCACGAACAGAAATTTAATGAAAGATTGTGTTTGAAAAAATCTTAGGTGTGTTTATCATCGGACCTTTTGCTATTCAACCTATAAGGAGTGCTGATGAAAAAACCAAAGACTAAAAAAGAGGGAGAAGAGGTGGGGATGGATAAAAAGAAACGCCTTCCGGTGCAGTATGAGTATTCGTATATCCCCGCTTTGGGGATGTTTGTCGAAGATATGAAGATCAACAGTGGAACCACCCATCGTCACCAGATGGGACAAACTGAGTTTATGGCCATTTTGGATAGAGTTTCGCCGTTTGTTTCTACGGCTGGATCGCTGAGAAATGTAAGCCTTTGCTCTTCGAAGACAGGAATGTCAACGGGGAGGCTTGGGCTTTTCTTTAGACTCGCTGTTAAAATGGGAATTGCCTCCAAGATTGGTCGCTCTTATTTTTTCGCCAAAAAAGAGGCTAAACAAGGGTGGGACGAGCTAGTCAATCAGATGATGTCTGCCTAACTTTTAGCCCCTCTTATTCAAGGGGGGCTTTTTGTTTTTCAATCATTTGAGTCCACGCCGTCACGAGTGTGTCTAGTTGCTCGTAAAGAAACTCGATATCCTTCTTCATTTCATCCTGTCGTTTAAAAAGCGCCTTTCTCATTGCGTCTTGAGAAGCTCGTAGCTCTAGAATTTTTGCATACAGCGTGTCTTCTTGAAATCCGACGAAGTCTATTTGATTCATAATTTCCTCCCATTGGAGGATCAATGATATATGTTGTGTATTTTTAAAGAAATAAAAAACCCGCTGGAGCTTTTAGGACCAGCGGTAAAAGGCTTTTGATAGGAGGAACTTATTTGGAACGTGTCTTGGACTTAGCTCGTCTGGCAACTGCATAAGCAATCGCAACAGCTTGTTTCTGAGGTTTCCCAGCGTCCATCTCTCGACGAACGTTTTCTGAAAATCCCTTCTTACTCTTAGCTGCTTTACCCTTGACGAGAGGCATGAGAACCTTGTTTCATGACTCTTAGCGATATATAAGAAATTGCAGATTTTTGCAAGAGCACCGCTTTAAACCTTTCGGTTGGATAAACTTCGATGTAATCGCTCAGAAGGTTTACTTTCTGTACGAGGTCAGCCCATATTCCGTCTACAAATTCTGATTCATATCCCATCTCTAATACTTCACCTGAGTTGAGGTGAAAGGTGATGATGCAATCTTGAAGCTCTTCCTCGGGTGTATGCATATTATTCTTCCAGGGGGTGGATCATGATAACGGTTTTAGGATGGGCACCGTACTGCTTGTCAACAGCTCCCCCTACGATTTGGGAGTCATCCGCTAATACGATTCCGATAAGACAATCTTCTATGAACTTGGCCATATTGGTGCGATCTGGCCTTTTCGAGTGATGCTTTTTCTTCTCGTGAAGTTTTTGGTAATCTTTTTTTGAAAAAGACTTTGGGATGGGCATGTAAAAAAAGAGATCGCATCTTACGGGCGCCTCGATCAGAGGGCCGTGGTACATCTCTTTCAGTTTCCACTGGACATACTCCCTTTCTTTGAATCGTGGATTAAAGGAACGTCGTCCGTAACCTGCGTGAGCTTTCCAAGGAACGGGATTTCCGTTGATTTCAAATACTAAGACCATACTTCCCATATAGATAGGGAAGTTTTTATTGTCTAGTTGTTAATCAAAACCCAAATCAGTAAGAGTAACTTTTCCTCCTGTTTCTTTTACAATAAAGATTGCTGTCTTCCTTAAGATCGGCATAAATTTCAAAATTCTATATATAGTGTTGTGGGATATACCAGTTCTTTTAGAAAAGGTGTGCACCGTTTCTAAATTATCGTCTAACCATTTTTGTAAAGGATGTTTTGAGCTTTCCATGGGGGCAAGTGTAAAAGAAGTGGGAGAAAAAAGACAAGAAGGAAAATGGTTGAACGAAAATGAACAAGTATGACATACTCTCAATCGTAACAAAAAACCCCCTCCACACAGAGGGGGAAGGCCACCCCAGGGAGCATCACAACCCTGGTAAGGATTAACTAATGAGCTTCTATTCACTAGTCGACCCATATCGTAGATGGAGAGAAAGATTTGATCAATCGAAAAATCCTGACTCTCCCGTCTATGGTCCGTCTAAAGAAGACGAGGAGGAGTTTGAGGAGGCACTGGAAGCTTGGATAGATTATAGAATTTCAGCATTAGAGGATTAAAATGAGCGAAGCAACTTCAAAAATCATCGAAGCCTTAGTGAAGGCGCAAAAAGAGATCAAACCGCCCGTCAAAGACAGAATGGGGCAGTTTAAAAACAAGTACGCTACCTTGGACGCTGTCTATGAGTCGTGCCGAGAGGTTCTTGCTAAAAACGGGATGACTTTAAGCCATGATGTGGAGCGCGTGGGAGAGTCTTTTGACTTGATCACCACCCTCTACCACACCTCTGGCGAGAAGCTTTCAATGAGATGCCCTATCTGCGTAGAAAGAACAGGGCCTCAAGGGTTCGCCTCTGCGCTTACATATGCTCGACGTTACGGCGTATGTAGTCTCTTGGCCCTCCCTGCCGATGATGATGATGACGCGGCTCAAGCTCAAAAAGATTCTGTTAAGAAGAAAGGATCAAATGATACCTCTTCCGCTACCCCTTCCGAAACCATCACAGCGGAACAGCAAGCCTACCTGGATAAGCTTCTTGCCCAATACGAAGATAAACAAAGGCGTCTTGAAAGGGCAATGCAGAATTACGGGGTAAAATCTCCCCTTCACTTCCTGCGTAAAGATTTCAATAACGTCATTGCTGTGGTGAGATCATGACAGTCCTCTCTCTTCAGCAAAACACCGATGAGTGGTACGAGTGGAGGCGCTCTAAGATTGGGGCCTCTGACTGCCCCATCATTATGGGCGTCTCCCCTTTCAAAACACCTCTTGACCTTTACAACGAAAAGATAAACGGGACAAAGACCTTTATCAACAAAGCGATGGAAAGAGGTTCTTCAATGGAGGGAGAGGCCCTCGTCAGTTTTGGCGTAGAAATGGGGGTAATCACCAATCCCCAGGTGTTTCAACATCCAGAAATTGAGTGGATGGTCGCAAGCTTAGATGGGTGGTGCGAAGAAGGGGGATTTCATGTAGAGGTTAAGTGTCCCAATGAAAATGTGTGCAAAAACATTAAATTAGGAATAATTCCACCTTACTATCAATGGCAGATCCAGCACCAATTATGCGTTGCTAATACATCGTTTGGTTATCTATACGTTTACGACGGCCTAGAAGGAACGTTGGTGAAGATTGATCGGGATGACCAAATGATTGCCAAGCTTTTGGAGAAAGAGAGAGAGTTTTTCAACCTCCTTCAAACCGAAACTCCTCCCACTTCTGAAGACTCTATGCCCCTTCGCAGCGATAGCGAGTGGCAAGATGCCGTCAACGCCTGGAAAGAGGCGAAGAGGGCCAGAATGGAGGCTGAAGAGCTTGAGAAAATCTGTAAGGAGGGCCTCATCTATCTCGCGAATAACAAAAATTGCGCGGGCGGAGGTGTCCGCCTTCTTCAAAGAACTCGTCAAGGTGCGGTTGACTACAGCAAGATCGCGGCCCTCAAGGGGGTCAACATCGATCTTTATCGCAAGCCTTCCTACACCTATTGGGAACTTTCAGAATGGTAGATCTTGCTCACTACTCGTTCCCCTTGCCGTGGCAGGAGGGGAGAAGCTTTCTGGGCGCTTAAGGAAGGGTTGCACTAACGGCATCACAACCGTGTGAAACGCCTTCCATTTGCTCTCCTCCATCTCAGGGTACCTGCCGTACTCTTTCTTGCCTTCGGGGCTTTCGCTCTTCACATACACAGGGCGATCGACGTAGTAATTCCCTGTCTTTGATTTCTTAAGCCGCATGTTTGGGAAGGTGACTCCCCACTTGGGACCTAGGTAAACGTCGAAGGTTGCCTCATGGTAAAGGCTTCCTGGGGTGTCTTTCCAATTGATGATTTCCATATTTTCCTCTTTCTTTTGGCCTACAGTTGATTTTTTAGGGCTTACCCGTGCCAGTGTCCATGTTTTTCGTTTTGATCGATCCTAGCCCGTTTTTAAGTGGTTTTTCAAAAATTCGTCCCCTTCGGAGACTGGACCGTTTGCATATTCATATTCGTTTTTCAACTTTTGCACCAAAGCATTTGCCTGTTGAGCGAACACGTGAGCTGGGTCTTTGAACCAGATTTTCTCCTCAAGATTGATGCGGTTAATTTTTACTACGACACAATTTTTCTCCACTTTCCACACACATCCAGGTGGCAAAACTCCTTTGAGTTTCTCCTCCCTTGCCTCGGCGCTTTGTCTGTTTTTCTCAAAGTCTGGTTCTTTCTGTGGAAATTTTTCTCTATCTTCTCGCACCCACTTGCGGATGACCGCTGCATGACAGGCGTATTGGTTAAACCTTTTGGGGTTGATGTCGGCATACTCATCTAAACGCTCCACCATTTGATCGATTTTGGCTTTCCCAAACTCTTGGACGAGCTTTTCATATTTGGGGTGCTCTATTTTTACTCGATTGAAAGTGAAAAAAGAAGGGGGTGGGGGGGGGGGAGGGGCCCCCTCTCTCTCTTCTTTTCTTCCATTACTCTTATCTTCTATATATGTGGACAATTTTGTCCGGGGGGGCGGACAATTTTGTCCGGGGGGGCGGACATTTTTGACCTTTCGTAAACATTTTTTGAATTTATCGGAAATATATAAGTGTCTGTGCCATACGATCCCGTTCTTTTCGGTGTGCACCTCTAAAAATCCCTCTTTTTTGAGGCTGCAAATCCACCTTCTCACCGACCTTTCGTCGCATTCCAACAGGGTTGCGAGGTACTCGTTTGAGGCGTAGCAATACCCGTCTTCTCGCGCCAAATTTCTGATGATGGCGTAGCACTTGATGGCTGCCGGTTCTAAATTTTTATTAAAAAACATTGCGCTAGGGATGACGCAATCGTAAGAGACTTCAAGTGTTTCTACTGAGAATCGAGATGGGTTCATAGGGTCCTCTGTTAGGACCCCGGTTCGCAGTTTTTTTACCCTCTTGCTTTTAATCGGCTAGTGGGTAAAATGGGAGGCATCTTTAATCTACCGTTCCAAAAGTAGACTAGTTGGCCCCCCGGTTGCGAGCCGGGGTGCTGTTTTTTCGCCCAAGCTTACTCCTACAAATAATTCCTGACTAGCCTCTCTGCTGATCTTGCAAAAGACATAACCCAATCTTAATGAGTCCTTTGAAAAGGAGCTCTAATCTTTATGGAGTATTAAGATATTTCTTGATTTTCTTGATACTTTTTTCTAGATAACGAACTCTCAAATAGACCGTCATTATCATCAAAAAGAAGATGAAAGAAAAGAATGCTAGTGGCGTGGGCGGATAAAGAGATTCGTTTGGGTCATCAGGAACAGAATAAACGTCATGACAGCCAGAGACATGATCGCTGTGCACAAGAACTGTGCTACCCTTTTCCATAAATACATTTTGTTCCTTAGGCGTAATAGGAGAAGCTCGCTTTGAGGATGCCTGACCCGTCCATGGGGATTGCTGCTACGGCAGCATTATCAAGGGAGGTGACGAGATCCATTTGGGTTCCTGAAAGATTCCCCCACACCATCAAAGAGGAGGCGGGGAGGGCTACGTTTTGTAGTTGGATGGGGACAGCCGGCGATATAAAGGCGTTTACCGAAACAGGCAATCCAGTGATCCTCATATTGCCGGTCCCTGTATGAGCGGACCAGTCTAAAAAGATCTCCACAAAAACCCTATCATCTATTTTGGACCAGTATCCTACTTGGCTAGAATATGTGCCAGCCCCCGGAGTTGAAGTGCCTTGAAGCACTGGAGTGAATGTGGTCACCTCTGTGCAAGACGGCATACAATGCCACACCTGCGCATTAGCGGTTGAGTCGCAGCATTTGAAGGATTTCCCGGTGGAGGTATTAATCCAACCATTCCCCACCTCCACCATCGATTCATTCAACCCTGGATCGGAATCGCTAAACCAGGTTCTAGAAGATGCTATCGAAAGAACTTTTGCCATTATGCCACCTTCATTACCCAAAATGCCGTGCCGTTACTAATCCCTGCCGTATCGGCGGCGCCACTTGAAATATTAATATTCGGTTGAATTGTATCTCCGGCAGTAAAAGGGAATATTCCCCAAAATAATCCTTCGGCTTGATTTCCTGCATCTCTAATAGCAGCAAAATTTAGCTGAAATTGTCCTCCTCCTCCCCCATTGACGTAATAACCATAAGAAGAAGAAGTCATTAAAGCGGAGATATTTGTCATAACAACTCTTAATCCAATCAAATAATTACCAGTAACTGGAACTGTAAAAAGATTTGTTGTTGTGTTAAAATAACTTCCTTGATTGATAGGGGCAGTATTACATGGGATAAGATAATTTGTTCCAGCTCCCGTGACGTTCGCAGCTCCCGGGGGAGTTGCCAGCACAAGAGGTTGCAAAGGCATCGAGTTGACACCAGCGCTTGTCATCTTAAAGGTGTCATTCGTCCCTAAAGCTGACCCATTGCTAAGCTTCCAAATTCCGCTATCGCTGCGATCCGCCCCTGCGCTCCATGTCTGCCCCCCTGTAATCGACCATACGGACATGGGATCACCTGAAGATGTCCCTCCCACCGTAGCTACAAACTGAGCATTCGATCCGGTATTGGCTGTATCGGAATTTGATACAGTCAAAGTTCGCACTGTGTTGGATGAAGTGCTAGGTTGGGTGAACGAAAAGTCCCCGTTGGAAGTTGAGGCAAAGACAGGATCTGCCCCTGTCTGCCCTGTTAAAAGCTGGCCTGTAGTGCCGACGGCTAAAGCTGCAATTGCGCTATTGCCCTCCCCGACTAAAACGCCATGCGCTGTCAACCCACTATTTACACCCAATGCGCCAAAGGCTGGATCTGCGCCTGTGCTTCCAATGAGTACCTGTCCCGTAGTTCCAACAGCGGTTACCCCTAAGGCAGCTGTTGAGCCTCCTCCCAATATCACGCCATGCTGCGTCTGTGTCCCTAGCTTTGCATTCAAAGAAGAGGGAACAATTGCTTTGGTGGAAACCGCACCCGCGATCGCCTCCGCATTTGTCGCCAGCACCCCCACCCCTTTCTGAGTCGTCGTCCAGTCTGCAATGGTTCCGGTGATAGTGTTGGTGGATCCGCTAAACGAAAGCCCTTGAGCCGACGTACCATTTAAATTGAGGTTACCATTTGCATCCGGGGTGACGGGAGTTCCGCCATCTGGGGTAATTTGAATGATTTCCCCCGCGGTACTTGAAGCAAAACGATCCCAAACTGCCACTCCGTTGGCAATTGACAAAAGTTTGTAAAAGTCTTTTGTAACGGTGTTCTGCCACTCTACCCCAATCACGTTGCCACCCAGATCGGCGGTCGTTGGATTACGGGCCGCAAAGATCATTGAAACCGGGTAGCGGTTCAATGTCTTTAAAGGATTGGAGTCAATGATTGGGGTATTAAAGCTCATTTTGTGTCTTCTTCAATATTTTTTTCTTGAATGGCGGCAAGCAACTGTTGAACGCCACTCATTCCATTAAGCCCCGCAGCCTTTAAAGCTACATCTACAACGGAGAAAAACAACTTTTCAACATCCCCTTCGAGGACCAGAACTTTTTTCATCATAATTAACCTACAGGTATTGTGTTTTCCAAATACAACAAAGATTGGGCCTGAATATCATGCCCCGCTTGTGTCATAACAGAAACATCGAAATATGTCATCCAGTCTGCATCTTCGTATTTAACAGGTTTCATGATGTTGTAAAAAATAGCGCTTTTACCAGCTAAGTAAGCCGCTTCATCAAGATAGACGTCAGTTACAATTAAGCAGTAAGTAGAAGGAACGTAATTGATTTGTCGAATTTGAATCCAAGCTGTAGGGATGTTCATTCCTGAGCCGGGATCTGTGTAATCCCTTTGAAAACCAGAGTCTGCAACTGTTTTTGGTGCCATAATTTCCCCTTTTAAACCGATGTTATTGTTTCCCATCCTGCGCCACTATTAACGCATAACTTTCCTAGAGTAGTATCAAAAACAACGAGACCCGCTGTATTAGCTATAGCGTTTTTCTGTGTGGTTGTCATATTTGGAAATCTTACCCCTTGGGTAGTAGAACTGACTTCTAGCAAAGAGGCTGATGAAGTCGTTACCGTTCCAATTGCTACGGTACCTCCGAAATATGCGGCGTATTTGCCGGTGCCATAACTCGGATTTTCTACATAAATTCCATAACCGTTTGTTATGGTTCCAGAACCTGATCCGGCTTCTACGTATATTCCTGATGCAACTGCAATAGATCCCGATGGAGAAAATTTTGGAAATAAGATTAAAGAAGACCCAAAAGATAAGGCATTACTTGGAGATATAAAGCAATCTGTAGCCCAAGCAGCTGAATAGTTGGTGGCAGTCGATATTATTTCTCCAGTATTATAGGAAGAATAATTATTCGATGTGCTAGTAGAAGGGGATGATAAATGCATTCTAGCGGATACTGTAGACACCCCAAATCCAACAGGACCTGATACTATCATGCCATTTGATGGGGAAACGTTTACACCAGCATAAGTTCCTATTGCAACCCCAGAAGTTACGTCCAGGTTGTTTTGAGGGGTACTTGTTCCTATTCCTACTTTACCCCCAAAGTAAGCACAATATTTTGTGTTTCCGTAAGATGGATTATTTGCATATAATGCATATCCAACTGATGGGGAAGAAGTAGATGTTCCTGCCCCTATCAAGCATCCATACATTGTAGCAATGGAGCCAGTACTTGATGTGAACAAAGGGTTTATATAAACTTCAGCGGCGTTTATTGTGCCAGATGTTGGCGCGCTCAATGTTGCGGCGGCTACAAAACCTAAAGAATCATCTGTTCCAGAAATTCCCCTAACGGTACCGCCTAAAAGAATGCCATACAATTGAGAGGTGGTTGGAGCAACACTTAAAAAAGCATTACCAGGAGAAGCGGTGCCCACCCCCATTTGACCGCTAACAATCAGACCATTGGTGGGAGCTGTATTTACGCCCCCATAACTCCCTAAAGCAGCCGATCCAAAAACATCCAATTTATTAGGGGTAGTGCTTGATCCTATCCCTACACTCCCGCTTACAATCATTCCTCCAGATGGAGGAGTTGTTGTGTTGTAGCTTCCAACTGCGATGTTGTCGGAATATAAAGATATATTTCCTGCAGCTCCCCCACTTACGGCTCCGCAATAAATTCCATATATATAATTTACTGCATTTGCTCCAGTCTTTGTTATGGAAACGTAATTTCCAAAAGCATTGGTTATGGTAGCGTTTGTGGTGTCAAATGTAGTTGAGTTTTGAAAACCTATTCCATTTGTAAGAGCAGATGCAGGCTTTATTGTAGATGATAAGGAAAAATTTAAAGTGTTTCCCCCAACTTGAGCCGTTTGCGTTCCATTTATAATGACATTGGTGGCTCCAGTCCCCGTGACGGTCATTTTTGTTAAGCCAAGGGAACTTGTTCCTACGCCTAAAGACCCTGATATGATTGCGCCGTTCGATGGGGGCGTTGTGGAAGTATATCCAATCGCCATGTTGTCTGAATAAAGTGCGATGGAATTTGTTATCGTCCCAGAAGCGGATGGAGCCGTTATTTTTGCGCTGTATGCGGTAGTTACAGTTGCCCCCGTGTCAACAAAGGGTCCGACAACATCTAAAGTTGTGGCATTTGTAACCGTTCCACCAGTTGGAGAAACAATAGAATATGTTGAAAGAGCGATGGCTGTAGTATAGGTGGCTCCTCCTGGAGGATTAAAGTTTCCGCTTAAAACGCTACCGTAAACAACTGGTTGGGTAGGCATTGTATAAACAGCTCCAGACGCAAAGGCAGCCGTAATGGCTCCTGAGCTGAGAGTAGGGAAAACTTGTGCATAAGCTATACTGGTGGAAGATGTCCCAATTGCCACCTGGCCGCTTACAATCATTCCATTGGTAGGACCTGTGTTTACTCCTGCATAAGACCCAATCGCGACTGCCCCTGACACATCGAGCCGATTCCTGGGAGAAGTTGTCCCCAGTCCAAGTCGGTTATTTGAGTTATCCCAAAAAAAGTTCGAATTGTTTTGAGTGTAAACTCCAGAAGCTCCCGCAAAAACCACCGAGCCTTGAGTAAAAGCCGTAGATGTCCCGGTTCCTCCAAATGTAACTCCAAGGGGCGTCGTCAAAGCTACGGTGACTGCCCCCGTCTGAGCACTTCCCGATAAACCGTTTGCCGTCAAAGGGGCGGTTGCCGTCAAAGAGGTCACAAGGCCAGGGGCACCCGATACATCAATGGTAATCGTATTGCCGCTGGCGCTAGTTACGCAATTTGATCCTCCCAAAACATTTAGAACGTTAAAAGAGGGGACGGCTGTCCCGGAGTCAGTGACAAAGGAAGTAGGAATTGAAGGAAACGACTCTGGGACATTAAGAGACTGAATTTGGCTCAAGATGTCCTCTTAGCTTTCGATCAATTCCTGAGACTTCATTTTAATTAAAACGCCCTCTAACTTTTTGCTTAAAAGTTGAAGTTGCATTTCATTGTTATTGGCTTTAAGCACAGAGTTTTTAGCGTCCATGACGGCCAAAGACATCTGATGTCGAAACTCTTCCAAATCCTGATTTTTAATAAACCCAGAGACATCAGGAATAGGAATGTTTCTCAGCTTTTGATCAAAATCCATCAAAGAAGAGGCGAGCTTTTGATCCAGCTTAGAGGTGATAAATGCCCCCATCTTTTCAGCTTCAAGCTTTGCTGACTCCATTTCCAAAGAAAGAGACCTTATTGCCTGCGCATGAGCCCCACTTTCCCTAGAAAGGGAAAGAGTACTCTCCTTCAAATTCTCTACTTGCAGCTTGAGACTTTGTAATCCCTCAGCTAGACCTTGCTGAAACATTTGGGTCTTTTCGCAAACCGTTCTTAATTCATTGTATTTGCGGCTAAGGTCTGAAATGAAGTCCAAAGCAGATGAAAGTTTTTTAACCAAATCCGCTTGAAAAGAGGCGGTTTCTGTGACTTCTCTTTTAAGAGATTGAGTGTCCTTTACATGCTCTTGATGTTGTAAAAGGAGGTCTTCAAGTTTTTTAGACCCACCCTTAATCTGTTCCTGAAGGTAACTATCAAATTTAGAAAGGGCGTTTTCTTTAAAAGAAAAGTTTTTAATCTCATCTTTTAAATCGTGATCTAAATTTTCTACCTTTGCTGACAGTTTTTCAAGCAAAGCACTAACATTATCGCATTTTAAAGAAACATCCGCATAGTCGGCGATTCGTTTCCCAAATGCTTGAAAGCGCGCCTCAAAAAGAGAAAGTAGATTTTCCGCTTCGGTTGCCATGGTTATCCCTCTCCATAGATTGTTTCAATGTAAAGAGATCCTCTGGAAGGAGCAGAAACATACTTTACGTAAAATTGTACCCCTTTTGCAAAAACAAAAAGGGAATCATGAGTTCTTCTGTTTGAACAGACGTCAAAAACTTTTGCAGCCCCTGCGGCCACGATTGCGTGGTTGTTGGTTCCGTCCGTACTGATCAGCATGTCAGTGTCCGTCGTATTGCTAATAACCAAGATCCTAGAAGGGTTGGCCAAAGGAGTTCCAACAGCAGTATAAGAATTCGTGATGGACCCGTTCGCAACAGATCTCAATGTCTCGAATTGAGCAGTATAAGGAGAAGTCATTTTTTACTCCTTAGCTCATGATCCAGAAATTAATGTGAACATCTCCGTTCAAGGCGGCAGGCCCGTTGTTGGTAAGGTAGACATCCATTGTCCCCGTTCCTGGAGTGACCTTGACAACCGTCATACGAGCATCGTTTGTCCCGAAGTTTGCAGCTGTTACAAGCACTGTGCTAGTTGCAGTAATAAAACTGTTTGTGATTACAAAAACTTGGTTTGCGGCGCTGGCTGTTGTAAATCCTGTGAAGACCGCATGTCCAACACGAGCATTCAAAACAATCGGTGTAGAAGCAGAAGATGCAGTGCCTGGCGTAATAGAAATTGTACCTGGACTTCCAGATCCTGTTGAAAGGCTAATTCCTGCAGTACCGGCTTTTAATGTCAAAGAGGCGGCTCCTGTGTCAGCCCCAATTGCGACTACATGAGCTGCAGCTCCAGTTGCAATGTTGACGGCGCCAGCACGCGTGGCATTTGCGCCAAACACGTTGAATGTTTGAGTGCCTGCTGTAGAAGCTGTGTTAAAGATGTTGACTGTGCTATCAGCCGCCGAAGCTCCGTTAGCAATGTTAACACCTTGAGCAACTGTGTTATTTCCTGAACCTATTGAAATCGCATTACCTGAAGTTCCATTTCCTATAGAAATGGTTTTCAGTCCGGTATTGTTAGCGATGTTAATTGTTTGGGCTCCCGTACCTGGCGCAAGGTCGGTTTGACCCGTAGCAGCACCACTGCCGCCAAGCATCAACGTTCCGGAAGTTTGAGCGGCGCCAATCGCGATAGCACCCGTTGTCACCCCTGTTCCGATCGTGATTGTAGATGAAGCCGCCCCTTGGACCAAGAAGTTGCCTGTACCTACCGAAATGGTGCCTCCTGCGGCCCCTGATGTGCTACCGATAGAGAAGGTCGTTGGGATAGAGATAGTGAGAGTAGACCCAGATCCTGCGGTGGCGATTTGAAGCGCCGTCCCCAAGATGTTAATATTCCCGTTTGAGGGAGAAATCGCCCCTCCACTATCTCCTGTAATGGTGGATACAATTACAGTGCCCCCCGCGCAAGGGCGAAAATTCGCGCTTCCACCAGTATTTTCAATATTGATGTAGGCTGCATCGGTTGCTGTATTCCCTGTCTGGTAGCACCAAATCGTTCCAGCATCGTAACCCAAATCCGTAGAATTTACGGGTGCACGGGCTGCTTGGACTGGTTTTGGAGTTCTTTTTGAGAGACCGAAAGGGGTGTTATAATTTCTTGAGGTAGGTACTGACATGCTCGCGTCCTGGCTGAGTGTTGATATTCATTCGGACACTATCAACTAAAAATTTATTTGTACAGACGTTTTGAAAAGGGTTAGAAAAATAAATCTCTCTTGGGAGAAAAGGGGGAAAACGGTATTATCTTTGCAGAAAATGGAGAGCGGAATGGATTGGTTTAAAAAACACGTAGATACGGTTATTGTTCTTACAGGCATATTTAGTAGTATGGTTTGGATAAATGGAAAATTTGACAACATACAATCTCAAATAAACGACGTCAGAGAACAGGTCGTGATTATGAAGACAGTAATGATTATGAAAGACGTTATGCCAAAAGAATTGGCTGTAAACAATAAAGAAGAAATAAAATGATAGTTGCAATTTTTATGGGGGTTGCCGTCGTTATTATGTGCATCGAGGCGGCAGCAGATATTTTTAACTGGGATTAGGTTTTATGTTCCAGGAGCTTTACTTCTTGAGACATGTCTTGAAGTGATTTTGTCGCTTCTTTATAAGCCTGCAAATCATTTGCAGCTACAGCATGAAGGGCCTCATCAAAAGCCTTCCTTCTCGCTGGCGATGACAAAAGATACCCATATCCCCTTCTTCCCCAGTCTACCCCTCTTTTAGCAGTGGTAATAATACCCGAAGGCTTCCAAAGCCAGGAAATAGGCCAGATGGCATCAAACTTGCTCCACTCTCTTACAGGAATATTTTTTATGGCGTTCCTTGCAGAAACTAGGTCTTTTGCTATTTGAATGACCTCAGCAGCGCCTTCTTCTCCCATCTTAATCTTAAGATAGGACTGTTTTTTTGGATCGGTTGCAAGACGGGTAAGAGAAGATGTGTTTATTTTCTCTCTCAAGAGAGGCTCTAAAAAGTTTAAAGCGTCTTGAGCGCTTCTGAAGTCTTTATATTCCTTCATTAAATCGGAATATCTTTTGAACCAGGCAGAATCTTCAGGCAGCGTCTGCCCAATAGATTCGTCAATCTTTTTGTTAAGATTGTTTAGGAAGTCTGCATATTCCCTTCTTTTTCCACTTAAAAGCCTTCTTTCATAAATTTCATTTAGCTTTTGAGTGTTTGACCTTCTTACTTTCAAAAGATCTTTAAGTGTGGAAGGTGCTCGAGTTCTAAAGTTGTCTATCTCTCTAGTTACCATTTTAGCGTCCCTATGTAACGTAGGAATGCCGCGGTAGTTCATTGAGGTATCTCTTAAGAAGCTGGAAACTGGATTTATGTTAATTTGAGGATTTGCTTCGTTTGCAGACTTTAAAAGATCTCCAAACTCTTTTTCATAATGTTTTCTAAAATCGAACCCTTCTTCAAATTTCTTTGAAAGAGGAATTCTTTCTTTAATTTTAGATTTGATCAAGCTTTGAGCTTCTTCGTCCAGTTTAGAAATGGCTTTCTCTTGCCTTTCCTTGGTAATAAGACCCAACTTAGGATTCGCGGCTTCTAATGCTCGAGGCTTTGCGAGCCCGCTGGCCATCCTTTCTGGTTCTCCAGAAAACTCACCTAGCACCTTTGATCCAAGACCTCTTTCTGCCTCTAAAGGTTTAGAGAAAACGGAAGTCGATGGAGGTTTTTTAGGACTTAATTTAGAAGCTCTAGATAGGGTCTTAGAGGCACCCTTAGCGGCTCTTTCAAAAGGAATAAGCATTCCTAAAGAATTCAAAACCTCCCCTTCCTCTTTAGCAAGATCAGACAGTTCATTAAATCCTGACTTTTCGGAAGCATAATCAGAAAGAGGGGTGTGTACACCTTTACCTGAGATAAGGCTAGCCACGCCTGCTGGAGACGCTCCTGAAGTAATCGCCTCTAAAGGACGAAGGATATTTTCTGTAGCAAAGCTTGCAGCCGCCTCTTTGGGATGCTTAGCCACATAAGAGGCGACACCGTGAGGATATTCTTCTTTTCTTTGCTTATTCTTTTCTTTGCTCCCGAGAAACGAAAGGATTTCAGACGGTTCATATCCGCTTTCTAAAGCTTTCTGAACCTTTGGCCGATACTCAGAGTTACTCGATAGATACTCAAGAATTTCGCTGTCAGAATAACCTGCTTTCTTAGCCTTCGCTATCCTGTCCTTCATTCAAAAATATCCTGTAAACTAGGACGTGAAGATTTGTCAGAGCGCATTTGAGATGGATCTTCTAATTCAGCATATTGTCGAGCAAGCTGTTCTATAGCATCAATCCTTCCCAAATTTTCTCTTTCGCTCAATTCCGAATTAGGTAATCTAGGTTTAATAACCTGTTCGTAAAGACCTTGAGGCAATTGGCCTTTTGTTTCTAAATCTCTAAAAAAGCTTGCAAAATCAGCAGCAAGTCCATCAAACTTGTTTCTCATTTGAAGACCTTTCCGATTTAGGCCGGTCTTTTTTGCATTAAAAGACGAAGTGAAGGGAATGCTTGTACTACCAGTATATTTAATGAGAGATCTCATTGTATCTACTGTTTTAAAAAGACCTTTGGCGCGAGCCCTTTTTTTAGCTACCTCTTGCCTTGTTTTGGCGCTTTCTTTAGCTGACTCTGGATTATAAATTGATTCCAGAGTGGTATCTCCTTCTCTAGATTCCGCAGACTCTCCCAAAGTTCTCTTTGATGGGAAATTCTCGTTATTTAAAACCGAAGAAGAGTTTCTAGCTGCCCGAGTGGGTGGATTTTCTACAAAAGGTCCACTGACGTCAGGATTTAATCCCTCTTGCGGCTCCCCTTCAGAAATCTGCCCTCTCCCTATTCCCAATCTTTCCGCCACCCCTTCGTGTTCTAAATCCGTAGGTTGATAGGGTTGTTGAAGTCCCAATTGAGAAAACCCTTTATTTCGCAAATCATGGTGTTGAGCTTGTGTTTTAAGCAAAGTATCATAGAGCTCAAAAGCTTTTTGAGGATCTCCAGTTTGAAGCAAGAGGCTACCGATTCCTGGTATTCCAGTTTGCTGCTCAAATTCGTGAGCCATCTTTTGCTTGCGTTTAGCTCCTAGAATTTCTGAAATAGACCTTCCCACTTGAGGAATTACATTAGTACTCAACTGGTCCATTAAAGTTTCTCGAACCGAAGGAGGTCTATGAAGAGTGAAAACCATAATAATCCTTAAAACAAAGAACCAATCAATCCAAGCCCAGGCCCAGAAGCCGCGCCTAACATTTTTATCAAATCCTTAAGAAAGCTGGGCTTTTCTGTGATCCCAAACTCGCTAGTAGGCATTCCTAAAAGCTGATTTCCCATTCCTAAAATATCGCTCATCGCCTTTTGCTGAATCCCAGCTCTTTGAGCTTGCAATCCTTCAGCCAAATTAGATGCTCCAGCGGCCAAAGAATTTTGAAATCCTGAAGAACGCCCCGCACCTTCTACCCCATATCGGTTTGCAATAGAAGGGGCCAACTTTTCATTGTAGAAACGCATTGTAGGCGCTTCCAATTGATCGTAAGCCGCACCTTGACCCGAGGCCAACCCCGACAACTGATCGTAAACTCCAGGGCTTCTGGAAAGGAATTGAGATTTGAGATAATCGTAAAGCTGTTTTTGATCCTTCCCCATTGTGGGGAGTTCAAACATGCTGTAACCTTTGGGGGCACCCTGCATCATAATTTCAACCTGTTTTCTTCACTATAACAACAATAGAAAAAAATTACTTGATATATTCTACGACTACAACCGCGCTTGAGATATTGGGGGCTGCTGCCCCGTTGACAATGATGATGTTAGCTGAAGTAATTCTTAGCTCTATCCCCTGATTTGCAGCAGCAACAGAGGCATACGGCATCGGTCTGTAATCAGGAGTTGTCGTCACAGCTACTCCATAAATCCGAGTAACTGAACTCAAGGAAGAAATGTTGTGAGCCGTTGTGCTTGTGGCTCCCGCCGCTACAGCACCGATCGAGTACACGGTCCTCCAAACATCCCTCAAATTTCCATTAACAGTAGTAGCAAAATACTGTTGCCCAGCCGAGTTCTCCGCAGTATTGTAAAGACCAATTTCTCTTTGGTTAATAGCTACCGCTAAATCAGAATAAGAGTTGACGAGTTCCCTTTGCTGAAGATTCTCTTCAACTGGGAAATACCGAAACTGAGGAACATAAGGAGTTGTCACGCCAGAGTCCTAGAAGGATAAATGTCTAATGTAATAGCGTGGAGTGTCCAATCCGATCGAACAATTGCTGCGGTCGTCATCTGGGCATCTGACATATACATACGAAGTTGTACTGTATCGCCAATAATGCTATTAGAAAGGCGATGCCAAATTTGAGATTGCTGTCCTGCTGCATCGTATAACCCTAAGCTGTCATCCGGCCTAGTCCGGACAATATTCGAAGAAATAACAATTGGCTCTTGATTTGGCAAGTTAAAAGCGGGGTTGTTAAGTGCAACAGGGCTTTGCGAACCTAGAAGGTCAACAGTAAATTCCCCGCTTGTCGTCTTGTCTAAAAAGAATCTCTGGGTCCCTAGCCGCCCCTTTTTACCGTCTTCCCATGCAATGGGGAACTGCTTTGTTTGAACATCAAAGTTGTCAATAATGATCATTTCAGTAAGAGCGGGGGTGGCCGAAAAAGTCCCCTCCACCTCAAAGTTATTTACATCGATCACCCTTCTCACTCTGTTGATCGATGTAATGCTGATGGAAGGAGGGGTTGTGGTTATAACCCCTTGAAATCCGACATAATCCCCTTCTTCAAGTCCATGAAAGGGAGAGGTGATTTGCTGCCCCGTCACTGCTGAAATATAAAGCGAAGGGCCGTTCAGGGTATCTTGATACTTGACCATCACATACCCTTGAGGGGTTCCTCCTGCGATTGCGGGGTACCGAGAAGCAATAAATCCCGAATTCCAAGGCTGATTCCATTCTTCCCAAGTAAAATCTACTAGTTGCTCCCAGGTTTTTCCTGTAAGGCCTCTATATTGCCCATAGGTCGTAAAATATTCTTTCCAAATAGCAAAGCTTTGATTTCTGTAGTTATAAAGAATAGTTTTGTTTGGATAAACTGTAGAAGTTCCTGTGTCAGCTAAAGCTTGCGTAGAGGGATAGGTAAAATAAATAATCTCATTTTGGAAGTCTCTTGCAGCGCAGACGCGCTCGTTTCCTTGGTAGTTGTTCTGAATTTCAAAAACTTGGTCAGGGATTTTTTCGTCAAATCGCTCGGCGTTTACTGAAGTGGAAAGGATAAGACCGTAGTCACCGACGGTCAAAAGCCCCCTATCCATAGCGATTAAAGAGAAAGTACTCTCTGAGCCAAGCTCAGGGTTGATTTTCTGAATCCGAAAGGGGAGGGCGTCAATCCCGGTTACAGTCAATCGCCTTTGAGATTTCTCCATCCCCAAAATCAAGACGTCTTGGACCACCCCAGCTGTCACAATCCGCTCGGGAGTGTCGATCGTCACAAAACCGCCAAATCCCTGACGGTTACTAATCCAAGCAGTCGCTAAAGTGCCTTGGTTCGCAGGGGCGTTGGCATAAAAACAGGTCCCTACGATTTGACAATATCGGATTCTGTTTTGATAATAGACCGGAGACCCTGAGCTTGTTTGCTCAAACGTACCGAAACAGAGAAGCCGTGACCCGTAGGGGATAATCATCCGAGCTCCGACCAGGTAAGTCGTTGAGCTAGTTGAAAGATCATCTAAGGGGGGAGCAAAATTTACAAAGCCATTTGTAAATGATGGGGAAGAGGGAAGACCATCGTACCATTGAATTCCATCTCCTGTTGCGGTGGGGCTTCTTCGAGTCAGGTATTGAACGATCCCCACATTGTTGATCCCAGCCGAAGTATCTGCTGGAACGGTGAATGTTGTAGCACCTGTCCTTGTTACTGTAAAGGTTTTCATATTGAGGTTTCCAGCTGCAGTGCCAGTGGTCTCATTAATGAAAACTTGATCCCCTGTTTGGAGAGTGTGAGGGACTGAAGTGGTGATTTGTGCTGTCGCTGCCGAGGATATGGCGCTTATCGTAACAAAATGCATCCCTGGATTGTTGTTAGTCACAAACATCGCATTTTGGTAATTGGTAGACCAAAATTGTGCGTAATTTGGGCCTGTCCAAAAAATGGGAGCGCCAGAAGTTTTATAAAAAGATGCGTCTTGAAATAAACTTGTCCCAGTATTTATCTCATAAGCGTACTTTTGATCGAAATAAACTGTTTCAGGAGTGTTTACAACTGAAGATGCCGTAAAGTCATTTTGCATTTCCTCAATTCCAAGAACAGGAAGGCGAGGATAATAAGAGAAGGCTGCAGTAAGACCAGCAGTTAAAGCCCCTCCTGTAATAGTGACTGCCCCTGTGATATAATCGATTGTCCCTGATCCTCCAGGTGCTCCCACCAATGTGCCGTTCGGAGTAGCTGGCTCTGTGTAGTTGTTGGTCCCATCGTTGAGAACTACAGACCCAGGCTTAATAGTCAGATTCTGCTCGTTTAAAGCGACCCACGTCCCTCCGGATACATAAGCTCCAAATGCGCTAGAATCTACTCCAATTGTAAAAGTGTTCGCCCCGGTGACTGTGACAGTATAGGTGTTTCCATTAAGTTGGGTCATCCCAACAACACCAGAGATTGTGACGCGAGCATCGTCTGAAAGGTTATGGTTCGCGGAGGTGATAGAACAGGGGTTCGCATTGGTCGCCCCGGTAATTGATCCTTTGAGGCC